TATGAGACGGCCCGCGCGGCCGTGCTGCGGGGTGACGCGGACGGAGTGGGGTGGCTGCTGCTGGGGGAGCCGGAGCTGGTGTGGCTCGACCTCGACAAGTGCCGCGACGTGAAGACGGGAGTGTTGGACCCGTGGGCCACCGCCGTGCTGCAGCGCATCGGCAAGTGCTACATGGAGCTGACCCCCTCCGGCACCGGGGTGCGCGCGGTCGGCAAGGCGGAGGACATCCCCCACGAGGGCCAGACCAAGGTGGACATCCGCCGGGTGCTGGCGGGCGCTGGCCCATACCAGATCGCGGAGTGGGGCGGCGTGCGCGAGGCACGCGAGGGCGCGGCCATCGAGGTATTCCATAATTGTGCGCGGTTCGTAACGGTCACCGGGGCGTGGTCGCAGCTCACCATGCCCGGCGGCACGCGGCGGCCCACACCAGGGAAGGCGGGGCTATGAGCGAGGACGTGGAGCGCACGCTCGACGCGGAGCTGGGGGCCTTCGCCCTGGAGCTGCAGGGCATGGCCGCCGCCCAGAAGGGCGCGAGGGCCAATGGGGTGGGGGCCGCGCCGGGAGGGGGAGTGGAGCAGGCGCCCATCGAGGACGTGGTCGCGGCCCTCGCCGTGATCCCCAACGGGGACGGGTGGGACGACGGGTGCGGGTGGGACGATTGGAACACAATCGGAATGGCTGCCTGGCACGCGACCGGCGGGAGCGTCGATGGCTACGAGGCGTGGTCGGCCTGGAGTGGACGGTGCGCCGACAAGCACGACGAGCTGGCGTGCCAGGAGCGGTGGACGCACTGGGGCCGGTCGCCGCCCGCGCGGGTGGGGATCGGCAAGCTGGCGATCCTCGCCAAGCGAGCGACAGGCGGCACATGGCGCCAGCCATCGGCGGCGCCGGAGAAGGAGTTCGACCGTGACGAAGAGGCAATGGAAGGTGATGCTGGCGGAGTACCTCGTGCCCGCCGCCCTGGTGGCGCTGGCCGCAGCGGCGGCGGCGTGGGTGCTGACGTAGGCGAGGGGGCTGGCCCCTTCATGCGGCTGGCCGGGCGCGTGGTTTACATCAAGAAAACGTATCGATTTATGGATGGAGCGGACGACATGGCAATGGACGAGGCGAGGCTGAAGGCGCTGGGCGGGCAGGAGAAAATCCCAGGGGCGGCGGTGGCGGGCGCCAAGGGGCTGGTGGCGCGGCTGATGGCGCACGCGGTGTCCGGGCAGGACGCGATAGACCGCGTCAACCGGGGCGAGGACGCGGGCGGGATGCTGGTGGTCCACAGCATGACCCTGCGCCCAGGGGGGCCAAGGATCATGATGGAGGCGACTGAAGAGGGGCACGTGGTGTCGATGCTGAACCTGTGGCGGCCGACCCGGCTGGTCCCCAGCGACGGGGACGCGAGCGTCTGGGTCGAGCACATGACCCGGCTGATACCCAATGCGGCGGACCGCGAGCGCACCATCGACCGGTTCGCGTTCGCGCTGCAGAACCTGGGCGTGAAGCTGAACAGCGCCCTGGTCCTGCTGGGCGGACAGGGGACCGGCAAGGACAGCGCGCTGGTGCCGTTCTGGGCGGCCATCGGGGACCACAACCACGCGGTCGTGCCCGGCATGCAGATCGGCGGGGACTTCAACGAATACATGCAGAAGCCGTGGCTCCTCGTGACCGAGATGCCGTCATTCCGCAAGCGGTCCAGCTACGAGGAGATCAAGGCGCTCCTGACCACGCCCCCGGACCGGATCAGGATCAACCTCAAGGGCGTGTCGGCCTTCACCGTCCCCAACATCGCCAACCTGATCATCACCACGAACCACGCCGACGCCATCGCCTTGGCGGAGGACGACCGACGCTTCGACGTGGTGGACACGGTGATGGCGGACCAGGGCGAGGGGCACGACTACTTCCTGCGCTACTACGCGTGGCTGGAGGCGGGGGGCAACGAGGCTGTGATGGGGTGGCTGCTGCGCCGGAAGGTGACGGCATTCGACCCGAAGGTGGCGCCCCCGGTAAGCGCCGCCAAGGCGACCATGAAGCGGGAGGCGGAGCCTGCCGCGATGGCCTGGGCCAGGAGCCTGTGGGGGCCTGACGGACCCATGTCGGGGCGCGTGCTGGTGACCCTGGACGAGCTGGTGGAGCTGGCACGACGGGGCTACTGGGGTGCGGGCGACATGGCGCGGGGGCACCATTTGATCGCGCAGCTCCAGAAGGCGCTGGCTGTGGACGGGTGGAAGACGACGGGAGTGCAGGTGCTAGAGGCGGACGGCAGGCCACGCGTTTGGGCGCGGGAGGCGGTCGAGCTGTATGGCCAGATGGAGCCGAAGCTGCTGCGGACGAAGCTGGAGGAGGACCGAAAGCGTAGCGCAGGCAGTGAGTTCTGAGATAGTCGGTGCGCTGCGTGCAATGGCACGGCTGCACAGCGGACTGCACAGCTCCGAAGAGGGGTGTGCAGTCTTTTTCATATGTGGAACAGGGGGTTAAGGGCCTTTTGCATAGTGAACACTGACTTTCTATGTCTTACATGAGAAAATCAATACAATATACGCTAATTACGTATACGTTATATATATATAGGCGCGTAGGAAAACGGGGTGTGCAGTGGGGGATGAGCAGGATTGCCCGGCGGAGCAGGGACGCAAGGCGGAGCGCGAGCGGGCCAGGATCGAGCGGGCGGCGAAGCGGCAGCAGCGGGAGGCAAGCCGGGCGGAGAGCGGGTGGACGGTGCTTGGCATCGACCCTGGGAAGGGCGGAGCAGTCGCGCTGATCCGGTGCTGGTGGGGGAGGGACAGGCCGCAGCTCGACGCCGTAGGCGAGGCGGTGGACAGCCGCCGGGTGCGGCAGCTCGTCCCGGAGGCGGACCTCGTGGTGGTGGAGGGCCAGCAGGCCAGCCCGCAGATGGGCGTGGTCGGGGCCTTCAGCCTGGGGCGTGCCACAGGGAGGCTTCAGGAGGCCGTGGAGGCGGGGCTGAGGGGGAGGGCGGTCGAGGTATGGCCAGCGAGGTGGAGGGCGTCCTACGGGCTGCGTGGCGGTCCTGCGGGCAAGGCGGAGGGGGTGGGTCTGGTCGAGCGGCTGCTGGGGACCGACGCGGTGCATCGGCACGACGAGGCGGACGCGGTGCTGCTCGCGTGGTGGGGCTGGCGTCATGTTTTGCTTGCGGACGCCAGTCTCACGCAGCAAGGTGACGTCTCGTGAGGTGAAACTAGGAGATATCAGGGCGTGGCGGCACTGAGGAGCGCGAGGCGGGAGCAGTTCTGCCTGCTCGTGGCGCAGGGCAACCTACCGGTGCCTGCGGCGAGGAAGGCCGGGTTCAAATCGGCCGACAAGGTGGCGTCCCAGATGATGCGGCAGCCTGCGGTCAAGGCCCGGATCGCGGAGATGTCCGAGCGGGTGGACATTGAAAAGGCGAAGGAAATTGTCCGGGTGAACGCGCCGACCAGGGAGTGGGTGCTGCGCGAGCTGGTGGATCAGGTGGAGCACGCCAAGCTGGCCAGCGACAGGGGCGCCACGCTCAAGGGGCTGGAGCTGGTGGGCAAGGAGATCGGGATGTTCGTGCAGCGGAGCATGGCTATTGAAAGTCCGCTGGCGAGGCTGTCGGCCGACAAGCTGCTCGCGCTCCTCGCCCTCGTTGACGAAGCGGTAGGATCGGAGCAGGTAACGATACCGAAGGGCAACGTGATCGCCGCGCCGCTGACCATCGAACACCAGCCTGTGTCGAGTGTGGGTTCTAGTGTGGGGACCGAGGAGGCAGGGGGTGCAGATGGCCAATGATATCAAGGGGTTGCATCGTGCGCGTGGCGTCCACCACGAACGCCAACCAATTCCGTTACGATGCGCGATACAACCTTGGGTTGCATTATACAACCCTGGGTTGCATAGGCCAGGACGTGACGCTGACGGATCGTTCCGGCCCCCCGGCAGGGGGGTGCCGGGGGCGGGATGCGTGAACGCAGTCCCATCCACCCAAACTCCACTCTCCTACCGTAATAAACAGAAAGCCAAATTTTGGCGCGGCCCTGTGGGGGCTGTTTCGCAATGGTAACGGTAGTCGACCAGCTCCGCTCCGACCCCGTTGCGCTCAAGGCCCTGCGCCAGGAGACGAAGCGGCTCCTCTCCGAGCGCACCATCGAGCTATACACGCCCTACCCCAAGCAGGAGGCCTTCCACGCCCACGGCGCCATGATGCGCGAACGGTTGCTGATGGCGGCTAACCAAGTGGGAAAGACGTATTGTGCGGGAGCGGAATGTTCATATCACCTCACTGGTGAATATCCGGTCTGGTGGCAAGGCAAGCGTTTCAGCGATCCGGTCGCCGGGTGGGCCATCGGCGTCTCCTCAGAGCTGACCAGAGACAGTTGTCAGCGCATATTGTTCGGCCGCGCCAGCTCGCCCGGCACGGGGTTGGTCCCCCGCCGCCTGATCAAGGGGAGCACCAGCGCCAGGGGCGTCAGCGAGGCCCTCGACACCGTGTCCGTGCAGCACGCCTCCGGCGGCGTCTCCACCATCGGGTTCAAGTCCTATCAGCAGGACCGGGAAAAACTCCAGGCCGAGACGCTCCATTTCGTTTGGATGGACGAAGAGCCACCTTATGACATCTACAGTGAAGCGGTAACGCGCACGAACGCAACGAACGGCATCATCCTTCTGACGTTTACCCCGCTTGAAGGCATGTCGGACGTGGTCCGCTTGTTCTACCCCAAGCCGACCACCCCGGACCGCGCCCTCGTGCAGATGACGCTGGAGGACGCCGCACACTTCTCGGAAGAGCAACGAAACCGCGTCAAGGCGTTCTACAAGCCGCATGAACGTGAGGCCCGCACCAGGGGCATCCCACAATTAGGCTCAGGCAAGGTCTTCGCGGTCCCCGAGAGCGCATACACAATCGATGCCTTTTCGATACCACGTCATTGGCCAAAGATCATAGGCATAGACTTAGGGTTTGACCACCCATTCGGGGCCGTAATGCTCGCACATGACCGCGAGGCGGACGTGGTCTACATCACCCAGGCCTTCTCCGTCGCCCAGAACACCGTCGCCCAGCACTGCCAGATACTGCGCGGCTGGGGCCACGGCATCCCCGTGGCGTGGCCCCACGATGCAGCCTCCCACGACCGCACCTCCGGCGACCCGATGGCCGAGATTTACCGCCGGAACGGGTTGCAGATGCTTTTCGAGCACGCGACCTTCCCGGAGGGCGGGTATGGGCTGGAGGCGAGCATCGCGGACATGATCGACCGCCTGGAAAGCGGCAGGCTGAAGATATTCAACCACCTCACCGACTGCCTTGACGAGATCAGGAACTACCACAGGAAGGAGGGCCGCCCGGTGAAGCAGCACGACGACATCGTCTCGGCCATTCGTTACGCCCTCATGATGCTGCGCTACGCCCGGCTGCCCCCTTCCAGCCGCTCCGGACCCATAAAACGCAATCTCAGGGTAGTTTGACATGACCCGCTACACTGTCGGCCGGTTCGCTACCGTGGACATGAACAATCCGGACTTCTGGCGCCTGTTTGAAAGGTTTACTTTCGACATGATCAGGCGCGGGTTCCAGCATTACAGCGCCAGGGCGGTGTTCGACCGCGTCAGGTGGGAGACAGCGACCCCCCTGGACGACGGGTCGGGTTTCAAGATCGGGAACGACTGGTCCCCCTGGTATGCGCGCAAATTCCACCTCCTCCACCCGGCCCATGACGGGTTCTTCCGGACCCGCATCGCGGAGGCGGACGTGCTCCTGCTCCCCAAAAACGACCCCGTCCTCTGGGACCACGCACGCAACTAGCTACGTGCAGACTTTCACGCTTTGTTCCCCTTCCCAGGCGGGACACGCACTGAGTGCGTGTCCGACTTTCGCCATTCACCCCTCTTGACACGCGAAAACAAGGGCTTCCCAAGACCACCTCCGGTTGTGTAGAACGCCCCGTGTCAACTAGGGGTGGATTGTCTCATGGCGCGATCCCCGCGCTCTAAAAGCTCCCGCTCCGACCCGCTCGACGACGAGGAAATCCTCGCGATTGTGCGCGCCTACCGCGAGGACGCCGCCAATTATGCCGATGACACGCTAGGCCCCGACCGGGAGCGGTCATTCGCTTATTACGAGGGCGCGGTCCTCAACGACGATGGCACGCCCGAGAGCCTGGAGGCCGGGCGATCATCCACGGTTGTGCGCGAGGTCGCGGACATCATCCACACCATGCTGCCGGGGATCATCCGCGTCTTCGCGGGCGGCGACAAGGTCGTGGACTACGAGCCAAATTCCGCCGAGGACATCCCGCAGGCCGAGCAGGCCACCGAATACATACAATACCTCCTCAACGCGGACGGGAATAACTGGTTCGCGACACTATACGACAGCGTCCACGATGCACTCCTCAAGAAGATCGGCGTGATCAAGTGGGCCTTTGAGGAGACGCACAAGGTCGAGGAGTTCGACTATACTGGGATCACGATGCTGCAATTCATGCAGCTCGCCTCCGATCCCGAGATCGAGATACTCTCCCAGGAGCACACCGCCGAGGACACCGCCGTCCTGGCACCCCCCGGCGGGGACAGCTCCGGCGCGACCCCGCCCGCACCCCTCCCCGGAGGTGGTCCCGCTCCACCCCCTCCGGGCGGCGGACCCCCCGCGCCTCCCGCTCTTCCCGCTGGTATCAATTCACCCGTGATGGGTGGCTCGATGGGACAACCAGGGCCGGGTGCTCAGGGACCGAATGGCGCGGGGGGAATGCCCCCAGGGATGCCCCCTGGCGGACCGCCCCCACCAGAGGGCCTG